GGGACTATTCGATGCCTGCTAACTATGATTACACAGAAATAGAAAACGCAAACGAGAGTATAGAAGAGATTGCCTTCATGCCTTCAACTCTGGAAACCATTGATCGTGCTATGTTTGGGTTTGCAGAGGGAGAGTTAGATCTGCACGTTAACACAAACAAAGGCTGGAAAAAGGTTCCTATCATCTGGGTATCCGCTGAAAGGTCTTTCCAGATCAAGGCAGATAAAGATCTCCGAGACTCTACCGGTGTTCTAAAGCTTCCACTAATGACTGTCGAGAGAACTTCGGTTGAGAAGGATCCCGGCTTCAAGGGCACGTTCCAAGCCCATATTCCAGATTCAGGTGGAGTGAAAAGAATAACGATTCCAGCAGGAAAGACAATCCAACAAGAAAAAACATCAAACTTTAGAAACGCTTGGTCTGCTCGCCAATACGGCACATCAGACAGCCCTTATGTCGGGCACGGACAGTTGAACTTTCCATCTTTGAAAACAAACAACAGTAGAGTCGTATTCCAAACAAAATACCTTCCAGTACCTGTCTATGTTAAGGTAATGTATTCGCTCAAGATCAAGACAGAATATTTGCAACAAATGAATGACATCTTCCAACCCTTCATCACGAAGACTGGACAGATGAACAACTTCTTTATCACTCACGAGGGCCATCGTTATGAAGGCTTCATCGAGGGATCCTTCGGCCAGAACAGTAATGTTGCTGAGATGGGAGAAGAAGAAAGAAGTTATGAAACAGAAATCCAACTCAAGATCCTCGGCTATTTAATGGGCGAAGGAGCAAACGACAAAAAGCCAAAAGTTTCAATAGAAGAGAGTATCGTCGACGTAAAGATTCCAAGAGAAAAAGTTATCGTCGGCGACATAAATACCTTCCTTGGCAAAAATGACAAGGGAAAGGGATTTTACAGAGAATAGGGTATTTGCCTCGTCTCTGTACTATTTACTAACTGAAAAGGCTCAAGTGGTTTTATTAAGGAGACAACAGTATGTCGGACGCCAAGAAATTTAGATTTGTATCACCCGGAATCTTCTTAAATGAAGTTGACCAATCACAGATTCCCGCGGACTCTGAACTAGTCGGTCCGGTCATCATTGGACGTGCTGAAAAGGGGCCCGGAATGATCCCCGTTAAAATAAACACCTTCTCTGAGTTCGTCGAAGTATTCGGCGCTCCTATCGATGGTAAGGGCGGTGTCGATGATCTCTGGCGAGACACAAACCGTTCATCACCAACTTACGGCGGCTATGCAGCACAAGCTTATCTTAAAGCTGGCGTTGGCCCCATCAACTATATTCGCCTTATGGGGACACAACATGCGGACGCTAACGCGACAACCGGTCTGGCCGGCTGGGAAACAACCGCAGCACCGGACCCAGCGCTCGCCAGTAATGGCGGAGCATATGGCCTAGTTGTTTTTAACTCTGGCACCGAAGGTGGCGCCGTAACCGGCGCTTTGGCTGCGACTTTCTACATGGATAGCGGCGTCCCTGTGCTTTCAGGTACGGCTCCCAGTAGTGAAGCAAAAGAAGGAACGGCAACTGTTGTCGCTTCCGACTCCTCCGGTAACTTTAAGCTTCGTGTTCTTAATAGCTCTGGTAACGAAACTGAAAACATTAGCTTTAACTTAACAGAAGGCAGCAGCAACTTTATCCGTGACGCTTTCAACACCAACCCACAACTTACAAACACAGACATAGAGGACAGCAGTCTTGAAACACATTACTGGCTCGGTGAAACATTCGAAAGAGATGTTGCGTCGAAAGTAACTACGACAGGCAATCTTCAAGGCGCCATCTTTGCAATCGCATCAGGCAGCACCGAGGTTGGGCCCTTTGACAAACAAATGCCTTACCGTGACGCGCACTCTGGCTGGCACTTTTCACAGAACTTGTCAACCGATGCAGCCGCCTATGACTACAACAACATGACTAAACTGTTCAAGTTCATCGGCATTAATGGCCATGGCGAATGGCTACAGAATAACGTGAAGATTTCGCTCTCCAACATCAAGGCATCTTCCAACGATAATAACCCATATGGAACCTTTGATGTCGTTCTTCGTAAAGCCTCCGATTCAGACCTTAAGCCTGTCATCCTCGAGCGCTACTCTGCTTGTACGCTCGATCCCAAATCTCTAGATTACCTACCTATAAAGATAGGTGATACATACCAGACTTGGGACGACACCGAGAACCGCTACAGAGAATATGGTGATTACCCTAACCGCTCACAATACGTCCGCGTTGTTATGAGTGAGACTGTATCTCTTGGTGGAGCTTCGCCAGTATTGCTTCCATTCGGCGTATACGGCCCACCAAAGTTCGCAGACAGTGTTGGCTTCACTAGTGGCACCTTGGCCTCGGCCGTCCACGTCGCCGGCGGATACTTGCGAAGCACTGGCTCTATTCCGAACACCAATATCACGGCCTCTTTCGCCTACTACGGGCCCTCATCCTCGGGCCCCACTACGACATTATCTTTCCCATCTGTCGGCATCCGCTCGACAGCAACGGCAGATGCATCAAATGCAACCACTAACACTCACTTCGGCCTCCACACGGGTAAGTCAGCAACGGTTACCACTCCCGATCCCGGATACGGCGATTACCTCCGTGCCTTGGGCGCAGACGTTATTCCTGACGCTTCTTGGGGCGACACCTACGGTCTAGGAGGATATGGAGAGCTTACCGAGCAGTGGATCTTTACTCTCGATGAGGTTTCCGGAACTGTTGGTACATCGTTCACTAGCTCTGCCCCAACCACAGGCATCACGGAAATGACGTGGACTTCTGGTTCTTATGCAGATCAGACTTCTTGGAACGCGTCCGACTCGCTCGGTGATGGCGCAACCCGCTACCAAAACATCCTTGAGTCAAAAATCAACCGCTTTACATCACCTATGTTCGGAGCATTTGACGGCCTCAACATCAAAGAACGTGATCCGTTCCGTAATACATACTTAGACAGCGCTACGGAAACTACAAACTATGCACATTACACGATCAAGAGGGCCATTAATACAGTCGCAGATCCAGAAGTGATATCTTGTAATCTAATTTCTGTCCCCGGCCTTACTGATGAATCGCTTACAAAACACCTCATCGACGTTTGCGAGACTCGTGCAGACGCTCTCGGCGTCATCGACGTCAAGGGAGGCTTCCAGCCTCGTCACGAAATTGATGCTACAATCGCAACCAGACAAGGCGACATCAATGCTGTTCTCACTAACATGAAAGCTCGTAACCTCAATAACAGTTACGGCTGTGCTTACTACCCTTGGGTCACCATCCGTGATGACGTCAACGGTTCCTTCGTGAAAGCGCCACCATCAATTGTTGCTCTAGGCGTTCTTGGGAACACTGAGAAAGCAGCAGAAGTTTGGTTCGCTCCCGCAGGATTCAACAGAGGCGGCCTATCTCAAGGCGCTGGCGGTGTCCCCGTCCTTAGCGTTGAGACAAAGCTCACCTCACGTAATCGTGATGACCTTTACGATATCAATATCAACCCAATCGCAAGTTTCCCAGCAGAGGGCCTCGTTGTCTTCGGTCAGAAAACATTGCAATCAACACGTTCAGCACTCGACCGCATCAATGTCCGTCGCCTTCTTATTCACACCAAGAAAGGTATCAGCGAGATTGCAGCGTCAACGCTATTCCAACCAAACGTCCAAGACACTTGGAACAGCTTCAAGAGCCGCGCAGATAACTTCCTCGCTGATGTTAAAGTAAGGTTCGGCGTTGATGACTTCCGCGTCGTCCTTGACGAAACAACCACCACACCCGATTTAGTCGACCGCAACATCATGTATGCCAAGATCTTTATCAAACCAACCCGTGCTATCGAGTTCATTGCAATTGACTTCGTTATCACAAAATCTGGCGCTTCGTTCGAAGACTAGAAGACCAATGGGGGGCTTTTTGCTCCCCGCTACTATTTATTAGAAAGTAAGGAGAAAACACATTATGGGATTAACTTCAGGAGGTTCATTTTGGACAGCATCGCCAAACAGAGATCCGAAAAGAGCATTTCGATTCAAAGTCGAAATTGGTGACTCTGGAACTATTTGGTATGCAAAGACAGCTAATCGCCCATCTGTGACTTTTGCAGAAACTTCACACAACTTTATGAACCACACATACTACTGGCCCGGAAAGGCTTCGTGGAACGAAGTTGTAGTAACTTTTATTGACCCAGTTGATCCTGACCTTGGTGGGAACCTTATGCAAGCTATAGCGGATTCTGGCTACACTATTCCCGCCGGCACTTCAAACATGACATCAATGTCCAAGAAATCCGTTATGGAGTCACTTGGCGGCGCCGGCAACGACATTCGTATCCACGTCATTGATGAAGAAGGCAAGCAGCTAGAAACTTGGGCACTCAAGCATGCATGGATTACAAATGTCAACTTCAGTGACCTTGACTATGGCAGCGACGAGATGTCTGAAATCTCTGTAACATTCCGTTATGACTGGGCAACATTTGCCAGCGAGAACGGACAGACTATCTTCGGCGAACCAGTATAACAGGAGTATTAACCCATGACTACTAGTGGGTTTTGGACAGCGGCACCAACAGTCGATCCTGCTAGGCAGTTTCGCTTTCG